TGCAGGTATTTGCTCGCGACCACGGCCGCGCCGCTGGCGTTGTACGCCGTTACCGAAAAGCCCGTCGTGGCCAGCGCGCCGCTGGCCAGGGTGTAGACGGTGACTGTGGCGCTGCCGGGCGTGTCGCCGCTGCGCGCCGGGATTCCGCTGCCGCCGCTTTTGGCCCAGAGGACTTGCGCCCCTGCCGGTCGCACCAGTGCGGTTTGCTCGGCTCCGGCGCCGAGTACTCGGCCGGTCGAGCGAAAGCCCGGGTAGCCTTTCCAGAGCTTTGTCGAGGAGGCCTTAATTCCCCAGCCTTCCTTGGGGCCTGGCACGTCGGCGTCGTCGCAGAGCGCATACGCCGCGTCGAATGAAATTGCGCCCCACTCGCCGACGGCGATGGCCTGCTCGCCGCAGATGGCCAAGCGCTGCGGCCAGGTCGTGCCGAGGCGCTTGACCGTGAAGATTGTTTCGTCGCCTTCTTCGGTCTCGTCGTCTACCTCGGCGACGCTGTACGCCGGCAGCTCGGTGGCGCCGCTGTTTTTGCACGTGTACCAGCGCTCGGGCACGCCGTGCCATTGCGCGCGCCTGCTCGGCGGCCGGCCGTTCTGCCGCGTCCGCTCGGTGGCCAGCACGCTGTCTTTGACGCGTTTAAGCGCCGCTTCGCCGAGTGTATAGCCGACCATAATTGCTCTAATTGCCGCGGTAGTTGCGCCACAGCGTGCGCAGCACAGCGTGCGCAGCACAGGCTTAGGTATTCGGGTTCTGATCGAAATCCGCGGTAATCAAGAGCCCGGCGGCCTGTGCGCCGGCAGCTCCGGCAACCGAGATTACCGCTTGGAAGATGTCGCCGTCGACGAACGCCGCCGAGCTGATCACGCCGGCCACGGCCGTGCGAATCACGGTCGCGTTGGTGAGGCTGATAGGCGACGAAAGAATCGTCGCGAAAGCGCCGCCGGCGGTGCTCTTTTGCAGGTCGACGCTAACGGTGCGGTCGCCGCCGGTGGCTTGGGTCGTGATGACCGCCTCGAAGCCGACTACCTCCCCGCCTTTCCGCGCGAGGTGCAACAATTCCGACGCGAGCGACACGATCGTCGTGCCCGGTGCATAGAGCTGCTTGCTCCTGGAAAAGCGGTGGAGCACTTTGCTGGACGCGATGTTCGCCGCGGCCGCGACTTGCGCGTTGCTGACGACGGAGTTAGGCAACGTCACCGTTCCGGCGAAGGCAACTCCGCCTTGGAAGATCACGTCGCCGTAGAATTGCGATGCTTGCGCCATGGTGTTACCTATACCTAGTTCAAGTTGAGCGCGGAGAAGGGCCGGCGCTCGTAGGTGTTGAATTCAACAAAGACGGGTGGGTTTGTTAAGTTAAGCTCGACGGTGCCGTCTGCCTTGAGACGCTGCGGGCTCGTGCTGGGCAAATTTGTCTTTTGGTCGAGGATTATTTTGGCGCTGTCGCTCGCTGTCGGCCACTTGGCGAGGTAGCCGGCGTTGAGCCACGTGCGCGGGTTCCACTTGTCCGGTTTCACTTCGAAGGCAGCCGTCACTTCGTAGTAGCTGGCCCCGTTAATGAAGGTTTCTTGAAAGCTGATTTGCTGCACCTTCAGATAGTCCGGCGCAAAAATGAGTCCGCGTACGATCCAGGTATCGCTGTTGACTTTGTCGCGGTAGTCCGCAAAAAACACGTAGTCGAAAGATTTGAAAATCTTCGTTACTACTAGCGTGGGCCGGCTGTCTTCTTGCTCGGGCACAGGATCGAAGACTTCGTCGGCGCTCGTCGCGATCGGGTTGCCGTCGATGTCGCGCTCTAGAGCCTTCATGAATTGGCTGTAGGTGCCGGAGATTTTCGGCAACCATTGCGTCGGGTCGGTGTTCGATTGGTTGTCGGACGCCTGCGTCGAGAATTCGCAACTCACACTCCAAATATTGCCGCCGTCGCCGGTGCGGCTCACCAGTGTCGGCGTGCGCTTCACGCACAGTGCTTGCGCGTCGCTGTCATTGCCGACTGCGTACGCCGCGTACATCGCAGGGATTCCAGCGGCCAGCAGCACGGTGGCTGGCCCGTCCTGCTTCGAGTCGCAATGCACCTCGTACGTCACGGTGTACTTACGCGCGTACCCTTCCCCCTGCTCGCCAGTCCATTGACCGCTGTCGTTTAATTTCAGGTTGGTGCTGGTGACGGACATAGTTAGAAGTTAGCCACGGCGACGTTGACTCCGGCGGCCGCGGCGATTTGCTGGAGGTAGCGGGTTTGTTGCTGGCCTTCCGCGAGGGCCAGGCGGTTCAGGTCAGCGATCCGCTTCAGGTCGCTGCGTCCTTGGTTCACCGCTGAGATAGCTCCGCTGCTGCCTTTCTCGAGGGCCGCCGGCGCGGCGCTTTGAATTTCAAAGTTGCGCGGCTGGATTTGGTTGGCGTCGTCGAAGCTCTTTACGGCTTCCCGGGCGGCGCGGCTGTATAGGTCCCAACTGATGGCGCCCAATTCCAGCAGCTCGTTGAGCTTTTCAATCTCGATCGACAGCGCTTCCTGGGGCGTGCGCGTGGCTTCGAAGACGGCTTGCGCGTCCGTGCGGAGGCGCTCGGTGATTTGTTCTTGTTTGCGCGCGGCCTCGGTGACTCGCTTGTCGTGCTCGGCGGTCGCTTTGGTGAGCTGCTCGCGAGCCGCGGTCTCTTGGGTCAGTCGCTGCGTAGCGGTCTCCATTTCCGTGTTTTGCTTGGCCTGCGTAGCGGCCATCGCTGCAGCGACTTCCTGCGCGCGTTTTTGGTCGGCGTGGTACTGCCGGATTTCCGCGTTCGCCTTCTTGAGCACCAACTCCGTACCGTTGAAGCCCATCGTCACGGCCTTGCCGAGCGTGAGGATCTCCGCAGTGATGTCGGCCGCCGCGGCGATAAATTCCCCGAGGCTCACAGTCATCGCGTTCCAAGCGCCTTCCCAGGCCCCGCTGACGCGCTCTTGGGCGTCGCCCAGTTCTTCCAACCCTTTGGCGGCGTCCTCGCGCAACACGACGCCCAGCGCTTCGGCCTCTTGGCGCTGCAGCTTGATTGCCTCGCTACCCAAGTTAATAAAGTTGGTCAGGTCCTGGCCCGAGCGCCCGAAGACGTCCACAGCGATGGCGGCCTGGTCGGCTTCATTGCTGACGAGTCGTAGCGAGTCGACAACCTCCAAGAGCGCGTCGGTCAGGGAGAGTTTTTTCAGCCGCTCCGCCGAAAGTCCGATGCGCTCCAAGGCTTCGGCGTTTTGACCTTTGCCGAGCCGCTTGTTGAATTGCTCCAGGCCTTTGTCGAGGGCGCCGACTTCGACGCCGGCCTGTTTGGCGGAGTAGCGTAGCGCCGCCAGCTCTTCGGCGCCGACGTTGAGTTTGGCGGCCTGGTCGACCAGGTCGCTGGCGCGGGCGATCGCCGCCGACATTTCACCAAAGGCTTTGGCGCCGGCATAGCCGACGGCAGCCAGTGAGACGGTGATCGGGTTGATGGCCGCGGAGAGGGATTTCAGGCTGCCAGCGGCGCGCTGCATCCCGCTGTGAAAGCGCGCCGTGTCGGCAGACAAGGCGACGTTCAGACTCGCGATGGTCGCCATGGGATGCCTAGTCTGTTTGCAGGCCCTTAAAGATGGCCAGGACTTGTTCGGCGGACTGAGGCTTCGGGATTTGTTTGATCGGCATAAAGTCGTCCGCCTGCAGCGCCGGCGCTTCTTTAGCGCGATGCACGTTGTGCAGAATCGAGGCGACCTGCGCCCCTGGACGCCAGTCGTCGCCAAACGGTTCGACGTTCGCAAACTGGGCCCACTCGCTCAGCTCGCGACTGTCGACGGATTCCAACAATTCCCGCACGGTGCGCCCCAGTGCGAGTGCGAGCCGGAAGTAAAAGCGGCGCTCCGGCCGCTCGGCTAGTTTTTTTCCAGTTCCTCAGCGTCGCTTTTCGAGAGCCCGTTCAGCTGAGACGCGACGGTAAAGAGCTTGGAGAGCACGTCCGCCGATTGCTGCCCGAGCTCGTCGACGTCGTTCTGGCTCAACAGCGGCTTGCCTTGCTCGTCGCAGACGGTGCGGACCAGCAAGCGGGCGCGGAGATTGGGCACCCGGTCGCCGGCCTTCTTCTTCGCGTCCAGGTACTCTTGCTCATAGTCGTCGCGCTCGGCGCCCGTCATGGTCCGCACCCAGACGTCGCCGCCCCATTCTGGCAGCGGGACCTTTTCCCGCTTGAGCTGGCGCGGCTTGAGTAGTTGCGTCCGATCCAACAAGTTCATTGTACTTACGGGGTGATTACCACCGCTCCACTGACTGTGATCATCAACGTGGCCAACACCAGGTTGTCGACGTCGGCCTCGCCGAAAGAAAATTTCTCGAGGTGACCGCTCCAAGCAATTTCAGCGGCGCCGGCGTCAGTGAGCACGATTTTCCAGGCCTCGGTTGTGCCGGCTTGAAAGCTTGTCCAGAGCGCCGCGTGCGTGACCGCTGCCGCGCTATATTGGAGGATCATTCCCACGGAGCCGCCGTCGGGGATGCTGGCCACGTTCGTGCGCCAGGTGTTATCCAGGTTCGTCGTGTCGATCTTCGGATTTTCCATTTCCGGCGGCGTGACTTGCACGCGCTGGCTGATCGTCGTAAAGACGGTCGAGATTGATAGCTGTAGGAGCGTGCCCTTGCCGGGAGTGAATGCCATGCTGGCGCCTTTGCTATGGGTTGGGCACGCTGACGGCGTGCTGAATTTCGTAGTCGAGAGCGATTTCGTGCGTGCCGACGTCGCCGCCCACCTGGTCGGGATCGTCTAAGTCAATTTCGTTCCGCAAGAGGACGCTCGTCACCAGCGTGCCGCTCCAGTCGCCGGCGAAGCCTTGCATGGCCGCCCTGACCGCCTCGGCGACCGCTTCCGCGGCCGTGTTGCTGAGCGCGAGCACGCTGATTTGCACTAACGGCTGTGCGTGCCCCGAGCCTCCATCCAACACGTGGCCGTAGCCCCCGGTGATGCGTGAGCACACGAGCGCGGGCAGTCCGCTCCCTTGCGGCCGCCGCTTCCAATAGAGGCGGCCGCTGACGAGCGCGGTGATTCCCGCTTCAGCTCCTAAGTACTCCAGCAGTGCGCCGCGCAAACTCATTGGCTTTTCGCCGCGTAGAGGACGCCCCGCGCCAGTTCCGTTTTGAGGGTCGCGAGCACTTTGTCTTGTTGGTTGGCTAGCGCCGGCCGTAAGTACGGCCGGGCGCTGATGTTGCGGCCCGCCGCGCCATACTCGACGACGGCGGGGTAGTAGCCCCTTTCATCCGATCGCAGCTTGAGTTGCTTGCGCGTCGGCGTGGCCACGCTGACCGACTGCCGATGGGGTGTCTTCTTGCTGCGGCCTTTGCTGCGCAGCTTCAACGCGTCGCGCAGTCGGCCGCTGTCCACCGGCACCAGCCGCTTGGATTCTTCCAGGACAGGCTGCCCGGCTTTCTTCAGCGCCTTGCCCAGCGTTTTGCGCTGGAGCTTCGGCTCCAACTCCAACAACTTTTTATTGAGGT